CTATAAAAATATAGCCCTCTCTAATATCAAATATTTATAAATTTGTATCTATTTAACTTCCTGTTGAAACAGTAGTTGTTGCTATACCATTTTCTACAGTTGTTGTGAGAAGAATGAATTCTGCACAATATACTGGAGTTAAATAGATATCAATCTTCATCTGATTGTTTGCGATGACCTGCGCGGTATTATTTGTTTCATTACAAATAACACGATAAGATCCGATTCCATCGGCTGAAAGAACTTGATCCAAGAAAGCATTGAATTGCAAAGTAATCTGTTGACGCTCAGAAGCGGTATTATTTTCGAAAACATGATATCGCGCAGCGTCACGTAATACAGTCTCGATATAAATAACTGTTCTTGCAACATTGATTCTATCAAGTGCAGAAGGCTTCTGCTGTAATGTTCTTTGACCCCAGTTAACATAACCAGCACCTGGATTTCTTACAATGCAATTGACTTGATTGTCTGTGTAAAGATTTCCACCTTGTGTTTCATTGTAGTACTGTGTCAATCCTGTAGGAGCAACAGCAGCTGCACTTAATACACCACGATTAAGACCAGCTGGAGCTTTCCAAGGTTCATAAGCACCCATGATTTTTGCAACATATGCAGACGGACACATTACGAAGTTAGCACGTCCTTGAATTGAATCATATGTCTTAATCCAAGGAGCACTCAAAGCACCACGATATGTGTTAAATCCTTGAATGTTACGTCTCCAATCAACTAAATCTTCATAATCTGTTTCAGTCATTGGGCAATCAAACAAACAGAAACAGTCACGTCTTGCTTCAGCTATTTCTAACATTTTAGCTTGATATGAAGTGTTTCCTTTTAATACATAACCGGAGTTAAGTAACAAAGAAACTGTTACTTGAGAACGATCACGGAATAATTCCCATGCTTCACAAAGTTTAGAATATTTTGTAGCAGCATCTGCGAATGTACCAGATTGTCCACCTGTTAATTGAACATTGGATACATAAGCAGGAACAACAATATTTTCTTCAATTAATTTTGTATTTGTGAAGACTTGAATATGCTCAGAAGAATCATTGATTACATCTTCAATGAATGTAGAATTACCATATTGATCTTGTGCTTGATACAGTGTCAAGAATTCATAAGATTCAAGAGCTGTAATGACACGACCTACTTTTTCATATAAAGTCAAAGAAAATGTAGTTTGATCATCTTCTGGATATAAACCAACACGTGCATTACCATCATTTATATCGTCTGTCGTTATTTCTGTTTCAGATTTTACAATATAAGTAATGATTGCTTGATCATTCGTATTTATTGTGATAGTTTTTATTTCAAAGATACCATTGATTGTTTCAGGTACCATTTTAGAAACAGCGATTTTATCACCTACTTGCGCATCTGAAAATTCACCACCCATATTATAACTACCGTCAGGATTTACTTGACAAGGTAATGTAACTGTTATGGTAGCTTCTTTTTTCGTGTTATTCCAAGTAGATGTCGTATCTGCAGAAACAGCATAAGCTTTATTTTCATTAATTGTACTATTTTCTATAGATACGTAGAAATCACGATTGTTAGGATTTGTAGCAACTATTTTAAAAGCTGTATTTGTATCATTAGTAAATAAACCACTGTTATCACCAGCATCGCGTGAAACTTGTGCAGCTTTTACTTCTTCATAATACATTGGGGTAGCTGCAGAAGCTGTAGCACCATTCTTAGCAAAATTAGCTATAGCCCATTTAGCATCATTAGCTGTATGTTCACCGGCTTCACCTGTTGGAACAACACGTACAAAATAATGCTGACTAATTGTTTCAGCAGCTACAGCGAGAGAATATCCAGCGTAACCATATCTTGAATTTAATTTACCAAATTTGTTTGTGTAATCTTGTAAGCCTGAAAGTAGAGTTGGTTTAAAAACAGGACCGTATTCACTTTCACCAACGTATGCAGCTGAAACAATGGTATTATCAGCAACAACTTCACTGTTGTCTACGATAGTTGGAAATACGCCCGGGAATCTGTAGCCTGCCATTATTTGTTTTCCTTATAAAAGTTAAATATTAATATTTTAATAATTAGAACCTGTATTTTTGTATAACAAAAGAATAGTCTAATTTATACTTTGAACATTTAGACTAT